GCATCAGTGAGTGCGCCAACAAATGAGCCAGCAGATGGCACACTTTGGTATGACACAAACTCAGATGTTGCGGACATCATGACCCACAACGGAACCACATGGAAAGGTTACGCACAGGTATACAGCTCAACAGATCCAAATGGTCCACAGTTCTCAGCAACAGCACCTACCACACAGTCAGATGGTACTGCTTTAGTTGACAATGACTTATGGATCGACACCAGTGATCTTGAGAACTATCCGAAACTTTACAAGTACAACACATCAGCGACACTAAGCTCAAGCAACACAGCGAACCAAGTGGCAGTGACCACGACAGGCGCGGCTTGGGTGCTAGTTGACAAAGCAGACCAGACCACGGAAGATGGCATCGTGTTCGCTGACGCTAGATGGCACACTTCAACAGACAAAGCGGCGGGAACATCAACAGCGGCAGGCACACCTTCTACAATCAAGGACCTGTTGAGCGATGACTTCCTAGACCCAGACGCTCCAAACCCAGACAACTACCCACAGGGTATCTTGTTATGGAACACGAGACGTTCTGGTTACAATGTCAAGGAATACAGAAACAGTTACATAACAACGACTGCTTATCCTGGATCGGGTTCAACAGGACTAGGTAACATCAGATACAACAACGAGTCTGTCAGCAGTTACTACCCAGACAGATGGGTGACCAAGTCCAGCAACAACGCGGACGGCTCTGGCACTTTCGGAAGGAAGGCACAGAGACAGGTCATCGTAGAACAGTTGAAATCTGAGATAGACACCAACCAAGCAATCAGAGAAGACCAAAGAGGTTATAACGTGATCGCTTGTCCTGGTTATCCAGAAGTGATACAGAACATGATCAACCTGAACACAGACAGGAACAACACTGCGTTCGTGGTAGGTGACACACCATTAAGACTAGTGGGTACATCTACAGCGATACAGAACTGGGCAAACAACACTGCGTCAGCACTGGACAACGGTGAGGATGGGCTTGTGAGCTCAAGTGATTACCTGGGAGTGTTCTACCCTTCAGGACTGACCACAGACAACACAGGCAAATCAATCGTTGTACCAGCCTCACACATGATGATGAGGACGCTGGCCAACAACGACAACATCGCTTTCCCATGGTTCGCACCATCGGGCACTAGAAGAGGTGTTGTGGACAACGCCACAGCAGTTGGTTACATAGACACAGCGAGTGGTGAATTCCAAACAATATCTGTTACGGAGTCAGTGAGAGATAGTATGCACGAGGTCAAGGTTAACCCAATAACTTTCTTCTCAGGTGCTGGTATCGTCAACTTCGGTAACTTGACCAAGACCGCGTCAAGTTCCGCTTTAGACAGAATCAACGTATCAAGGTTGGCAGTGTATCTGAGATCACAACTAGACGCAATCGCCAAGCCGTTCATCTTTGAACCAAACGATGAGCTGACAAGGAACGAGATCAAACAAGCGATCGAGTCATTCATGTTAGAGCTCGTTGGTCAGAGAGCGTTATACGACTTCCTAGTAGTGTGTGATGACACCAACAACACACCCACAAGGATCGACAGGAATGAACTGTACGTGGATATCGCGATCGAACCAATCAAATCGGTCGAGTTCATCTACATACCGTTGAGAATCAAAAACACAGGAGAGATTGCAAATTTAGGGAACTAATTTTGGAATAAATAGATAGGAGAAACAAATGGCAATATCAACTTTATCAAAATTCACAGTACCTTTAGCGAACGATCAGAGCTCGGCATCACAGGGTTTATTGATGCCAAAACTACAGTACCGTTTCAGAGCGATCCTGGAGAATTTTGGAGTATCAACACCGAGATCAGAACTTACTAAACAGGTTATAGATGTCACGAGACCAAGCCTTACTTTTGACAAAGTGACACTAGATGTCTACAACTCTAAAGTATACGTGGCAGGTAAACACACTTGGGACACAGTGCAAATCAATCTTAGAGACGATGTCAACAACTCAGTGACCAAACTGGTCGGTGAGCAGATACAGAAACAGTTCGACTTCTTCGAACAGTCAAGTGCGGCATCGGGCATCGACTACAAATTCACAGCAAGGATTGAAATGCTGGATGGTGGTAATGGCGCCAGCGCACCAAATGTGTTAGAAACATTTGAGTTGTATGGTGCTTACATTGAGAACGTGAACTACAACTCGTTAGCATACCAGACTTCGGAGCCAGCGACCATCACATTGACTGTACAGTATGACAACGCGATCCAAACCCCACAAGGAACTGGAATTGGAACGGCTGTCGCGAGAACCATAGGTACTCTAAGTACTGGTGGTGGACAGTAAGAATCAAACAAGCAATTATAAACATCAAAAGCGCCTTTATATGGCGCTTTTTTTGTGGCCATAAATACGCATATGCCAAGCATTAACGATTTCCTTAAAGGTTTCCAAGACGGCCTTCCTGGCATGAAGGACTACCGCCACGCGTCCAGGCTATACATAGACGACCATCACAAACTGGCGCCAAAACACAAATTCTTGTTCCACGTGGTGTTCGACATAGATGACACAGTCACAGTTGACAAATTTACACAGAACGAACGCCTGGAATTGAACATGTTGGTCAAGGCCTGTGAACTGCCCAGGTACAACATGAACTACGAGGAGAAGACGCAGTACAACAAGAAGATGTACACCGCAACCAGGATACAGTATGATCCAATCAACATAACGTTCCATGATGACCACGCGGACACAGTTAACGCTTTCTGGAAGAAGTACTACGAGTACAACATCGCTGATCCTGTTCAGCTAACAGAGAGGTCCCAGAACTTCAGCAAGGACGACTACTACCAGACAGACCGGTTGACCAATAAGTGGGGACTGGACACTCCCAAGCAGAGCAAAAAACCGTTCCTGCGTAACATAGAGATATTCGTGTTACACCAACAGAGGTTCACCAGTTTCAGCCTCGTCAATCCAGTGATAGGATCGTTCAACCATGACAATCTAGACCAAGCGGACGGCACGGGAGTGCTACAGAACCAGATGCAGATCTTGTACGAGACAGTCAGGTATGGGTCCGGCGTTACCAAAATAGACGGTCCTAGTGGTTTCGCGTCGATACACTACGACAACGAACCTTCACCGTTGTCAGTTCTAGGTGGTGGTACTAATTCAATATTCGGGCCTGGTGGTATCGTGGACGGTGTGGGATCGGTCATCAGGAATGTTCAATCAGGCAACATACTTGGTGCCATACTTTCAGCATCCAACACATACAACAATGCCAAGAAGATCAAGAAGAAAGATGTAAAAGCGGAACTGAAGGGCATTGCCAAGGAAGGCATCCTGGAGATAGGAAAACAGGCAGGATCCATCAGCAATCCCGTGGGCAGATTCGCCGTGGGTGCCGCGGCGGCCGGGGCGGCGGTGGCCGTCATAGCCAGCGCCAGGGGGACCAGCGATAACAAAACAGGACAGAACAACACCGTCATAACCTCGCCCACTCTGGACACAGTAAACTTCCTGGGGCCAAACGAGGCATTCAATCTGGTATCCAACGACTCCACGATCAGAAGCGAGATAGCGGCTGGCATATACTACAAGGACATCGGATCCAGGAAGGGATTGACGGTCGCTGAATCAGACATTGAGTATGCCGGGGCGTCAGACACTGTAAAATCCGTGTACACAAACAAGGCCATCACAGACGCGCGTAAACTGGTCACGGAAGGATATTTAAAAATAGAGAGAGCAACACAGGACGTTGAGATAGCAACAGAGAAGGCGACACTGTAATGGCGGAATTCTACACAAATCTACCACCCAAGGACAAGGACGAGTTAGACAAGACCATAGAGAAACTGACAACCACGGACTACGAGACAGAATATCAATTCAATGTCGGGGAATATGATACCACGGTGGCGTTCTTCGTCAAACGTGGATTCTCTAGAACATCAGCGGAATCGACGGCCTACGTGATATTGTCGCAGGCCAAGATAGACAACATCCGACCACAACAGATTCTAGACCAACTGACCAAGGCCTCACCGGTACTGCTGTCAGAACTGGTAACCATAATACTCAACGCAAACAGATACAAGTCGAGCAGGCTGGGTGTCAGGCAGACGCTCACAACCCGAGAGACAGTATCCAGAAACATCATAGACTAATGTTACCGAGATTCGCCAGGGGCAAGTTCTCGCCCAAGAACGGAGAGAAATACG